GCAGTCAATACAGCTTGTCCGCCTGTAGTTCCTGCAGCGTTTCCAACTGAAGTGTTTGTTCCAACCGCGCCACTAGTAGCTATTTGAGTAACTGTGTTAAAAAATTTACTGCCTGTTACTGTAGTAGAATCTGGTCCAGTAATTGCTTCTGATAATGCATTACCTGCAATATCAGTTCCAGTCACTGTAAAAGTAACTCCAGAAACATCCGCAGCACAAGTTATAGTAAGTTTACATGCTTGGTCTGTTTGATGAAACGCACCTGTCCCAGCTGCTGCCGCCAAAGCTAAATTAGCAGCTCCACTTGTTGTTTGTAATGCAGCTACTGATGCAGTTGCAGCAGATAAACTGTTTAAAAATGTTTTACTTTTTACGTCTGTTGACATTTGTTTCTCCTTAAAATTAAATGTGGGGCCG